GTAGACGAACAACTGGTAGAAACAGTAAAAAAAGCTATTGAACTGACGAAAATCGACTTCGGAGTGATTTATGGAGTTCGTAATATAGAAGAACAGGAGAAGCTTTTTAAGTCTGGCAGATCCCAAACGATGAACTCAAAACACCTCTTGCAAGACGATGGTGTAGGTCACGCTGTCGATTTAATGGCTTACCAAGACGGAGAGCCATGTTGGGAGATCCAAGTGTATGATGAAATAGCAGATGCCATGAAAGAAGCAGCGGTTAGAACAGACTTGAAACTTCGTTGGGGAGCTGCATGGCATATAGATGATCTTCGTGATTGGGACGGTACAGCCGAGGAAGCTATGAATGCGTACATAGATTTACGTCGCTCTCAGGGTCGTCGCCCATTTATTGATGGACCTCATTTTGAAAAGAATTGAGGAGAGTTTGTATGGATGTTGTTGACTTCGCTAGATATTTATATAATAAATTTGAGGAGAGAGAAAAAAATATTGCACAAGATCTTGTGTTAGGAAACATAAAAGATTGGAATCAATATCAACATTTAGTGGGAGAGGCACGGGGACTCTCACTTGCTAAAGAAGAAATTAAGTCCCTGCTGGAGAATAACGTAGAAGATGCCGAGCAAATTATTACTTCCTGACTTTTATAAAGTCCCAGAAAAAGAACCCGATATTCCCCTAAAAGATAGATTACCACAACCTACGGGTTGGAGACTTCTTGTTATGCCATACAAAGGTAGGGCAAAAACAGAAGGTGGGGTGTATATGCCAGATGACGTTGTCGAGAGAGAGGCTCTTGCCACGGTTGTGTCATATGTAATACGTGTTGGACCTTTAGCATATAAAGATAAATCTAAATTTGGAGTCGCATCGCCTTGGTGTAAAGAGGGTGATTGGGTCTGCATAGGTCGATATGCGGGGGCACGATTTAAAATAGATGGTGGAGAGATACGCATTATTAATGATGATGAAGTTATAGCTACCATAGAACATCCAGATGATGTTTACAGCGTTTAGGAGATAGTATGGAACAAGAACAAGTAGCAGAAAAAACGGAAGAGGCTGTTGAAGTAGAGGTTGCTGACCCCTCTATAAAAGAGCAAAAAAATCAAGAAGTAGAGGTTGAGGTTCAAACAGACGAAAAAGCTGAGCCAGAGAAAAAAGAAGATGAGTTAGAGAACTATAGTAAAAATGTTCAAGCACGAATCAAAAAGCTTACAGAAAAGTACCGTAAGGAGGAGCGGGATAGAGAAGAAGCTGTTCGTATGTCTCAAAAACTTCTTGAAGAAAACAAACAACTCAAGCAAAGAATGGATAGTCTTGATCAAGGTTATTTATCAGAGTATGGCACGAGATTAGAGTCGCAAGAGGATCAAGCAAAAAGAGCATACGCTGAAGCACATCAAGCGGGTGACAGCGAAAAAATGTTTGAAGCTCAAAAAGCTTTGTCAAAGATAGCTATTGAACAAGAGCGATACAGACTGGCTAAGAACCAGTCTGAAGCAGCCAAGAACCAACCAGAAGCCGAACAGCCTGTTGCACAACCGCAACAGCCTCAACAACAAGTGTCACCAAAGGCAAAGACTTGGGCAGAAAAAAATGAGTGGTTTGGTGAAGATGAGGTTATGACACAAGCTGCTTTTGTTGTACATAATAAATTAATACAAGAAGAAGGGTTTGACCCGGAAAGCGATGAGTACTATAGTGAAATTGACAGACGCATGAGAACAGAGTTTCCTCATAAGTTTGACAAGCAGAAAACGAGCAGTGGAGTTCAAGTTGCTTCTGCTAACTCTACAGCATCTCGTAACACTCAGCAGAAGCGAAGATCGGTAAAACTATCGCCTTCTCAGATAGCGATAGCTAAAAAATTAGGAGTACCTCTTGAAGAGTACGCGAAATATGTGAAGGACTAAATGATGACAGATAGAACACCGAGAAATGATACGACCCGTGAAAAATCTTCACGCAGAAAGCCGTGGGCACCACCAAGCAGGTTGCATGCACCTGAACCTCCAGAGGGGTATAAGCACAGATGGATCCGTATGGCAACTCGTGGCGAAGACGACAAAGTCAACGTCCATGCCAAGATCAATGAAGGGTGGGAGCTTGTTCGAGCAGATGAATATCCCGAAAGGGACTTACCGACCATCGATGATGGAAAGTATGCAGGAATAATAGGAACAGGTGGATTAGTACTTGCCAGAATGCCTCTTGAAACAGTCGAGGAGAGGAATGATTATTATCGAGGACGAACTCGTGAACAAATGACTGCCGTTGATAGCGATCTAATGAAAGAGCAGCATCCTTCGATGCCAATCACAAATGATCGTCAAACTAGAGTTTCATTCGGGGGTCGTAACGACTCCTCTAATAATTAATTCTTAATAGGAGCTATAAATGGCGAACTCAAACGTATCTTTCGGCTTGAAGCCTATTAATGCTATGGGGGGAACTAACCCTGGTAGCACTAATATGTACTTCATTGCCAGTAATGCGTCAGCTATTTTCCAAGGCTCACCCGTTCAAGCTGAACTTTCTGGTGGCACAGTCCAAGTTTTGGGCAACGCTACTGGAGACACAAAGCAAATCTTGGGCGTGTTTGCCGGCTGTGAATATGTTGACAACACTACAAAAAAATTAAAATTTTCCAATACATGGCCCGGCTCTGGGTCAGCAGACACTAACCATGACATCAAAGCGTTTATCTACGATAATCCGATGCAGCGATACATTATTTGTTCCGATGGTACAAATACTGATAGAGCTACCGCAAAGGCTGATGTTTTTAAGACTGCTGAAATAGAGAACGCCACGAGCGGAAGCACAACCACTGGTATATCAACTGCACAGATTGATATCTCAACAGCAGAGGATTCTGATCCGTCAAATCCTTTACTGATTTTAGGCATCCAAGAGGATGTTGAGAACTCAGATCATAGTGCTGCAGGTATCCAGTACATCGTTAAACTTAATAATCATGTCTTCTTCAGTTCTGTTGGAGATCCTGATGCAGCAATCTCATAAGGGGGTATAACTATGGCGATATCTAGAGCACAGTTAGCCAAAGAGTTAGAACCAGGTTTAAACGCCCTCTTTGGTATGGAGTATGGTCGATACGAGAACCAACACTCTGAAATTTACACAACCGAGTCTTCAGATCGAGCGTTTGAAGAAGAGGTAATGCTTTCTGGTTTTGGGGCTGCCCCAGTCAAGCAAGAAGGTTCAGGAGTATCATTTGATGATGCAAACGAGTCTTTCACTGCTCGATACAACCATGAAACCATTGCTTTGGCTTTTGCGATCACAGAGGAAGCCGTAGAGGACAATCTCTATGACAGAATCTCTGCGAGATACACAAGAGCACTTGCACGATCAATGGCTCACACAAAGCAGGTTAAAGCTGCAGCTGTACTAAACAACGCTTTTGACTCTTCCGTAACTGGTGGAGATGGTAAAGAGTTGTGTGCAACTGATCATCCTTTAATCAACGGTGGTACTTTCGCAAACGAACCATCAACTGCTGCTGACTTAAACGAGACATCTCTTGAAGATGCCCTAATTAGTATTGCAGGTTTCGTTGATGAA